CACACCGTCACCGGAACCCTGGTGTCGGACGTGAACATGCCCAAGACCGGCCAGATGGTCACTGCCACGGGACGGATCTATGCCGTGTCCGACGACGGCCAGGCGGTGCAATACTCCAAGGTGGGCGACCCGACCGACTGGACCACGGCAAGCAATGCGGGCTTCCTGCCGGTGGCCCAGCACTTCAGCAGCGGTCAGAAGGTCTATGGGCTGGGCCTGTACCAGGGCAAGCTCGCAGTCTTCACCGACCAGTCGATTCAACTGTGGACGATCGATGCAGACCCGACCGGCATGGCGCTGGACCGGGTTGTCGACGGGGTTGGAACCCGCCATCACCATTCGATCGTGAGCCTGTACGGTGATCTGCTGTTCCTCTCCGAGTCGGGGGTACGGAGCCTGACGACGCTCTCCAGCGCGCTTTTTCCGACCGACGTGGATGTGGGCCTCCCCATCAAGGCGTTCACCAGCTCGCCGACGTCGCTGACCCGCACAGCAAATGGCGGGCTGCAGCCATCGGTGGTGGCGATTGCTGCAGGTCCGGTCTCGCAGTACTGGGTCACGGCACCGTCGCGGTGGGCATCGGGGTAGGCCATGACATTCGCATCCGCTGCATTCTCCCGGCGCCCGTTCGCTGCTGGTCAGATCCCGTATCGCCAGACGCTGTCGGCCGCGTCCGTTGGTGAATATGGATGGTCGGCATGGACCTATTCCAAGACGGCCAAGCTCAACGCATGGGCGTGGCACGGCCTGGGCGAGACAGGCACGGCCAACATCAACGCATGGGCGCAACTTGGAAACTCCATGTACCTGCGCCGGGATGGGGACACTGCGCTGCACCTGATGATGCCCGATGTGTTCTTCCTGGCCGATGACACGAACACCGAAAGCGAGTCGGTCTATGCCGAGACGCAGTGGCTGGACTTCGGCAAACCCGGGGACTTGAAGGGCCTGACGGGGATCGACTTCGACGGCTTGAACGTGGTCACGCTCGAGGTCTACGTGTCCGAGAACGGCGGCAGGGATGGCACCCTGGCCGAATCCCTTGCGGTCGGATCGGCCGACGGCGGGTGGACCTACAACGGCGGCGTGCTGCCCCTGACGGCGGCCGGGACGGAGTTCAAACTGCGATTCATCGGCGATCCGAACCTTGAGGTCCAAATAAATCGCCTTACGGTTTACTGGGACAACCTGGGGACAGTCTGATGCAGGTCCTGTTCCTGACCACGCCGGGCCTGATCGACACGCACTGGTGGTCGGTGGCCTACCTGCTGGACGAGGCGGTGGAGCAGGTATCGGACGAATACACCCTGGCGGACCTGGCGGCGATGGTGTGCGATGGAGCCGCGGTGGCCGCTCTGGTGCTGGACGACGATGGATCTCCGATGCTCGCGCTGGTGTTTCGGTTCGTCCACTACCCGCGGTCGACGGCGGTCCACATCATGGCGCTGGGCGGCAGAAATCTCGCTGATGCGGCGATGACTTTCTGGCGCCAGTTCACCGAGTGGGCCAAAGAATCGGGGGCAACACGGATCGAGGCATGCGCGCTCCCGGCGATGACGCGGGTATTGCGTGCCCTGGGGTTCCAGCATCGGTATAACTTCCTTCGAGTCGAGGTGTGAATATGGGCGGTGGTGGAGACGGCGGCGCGTCCGACCTGCGAGCAGAAGAGGCTGCGCGCCAGCGCAAGATCCAGGCGGCGGTCGACACGATCAACGCCAAGTTCGGCATCACGCCTGCGAGCACTGTTGCAGCGCCCACGCGCGAGCAGTTCACGACGGCGCCCGTCGCTGGTACGCCCGGCGGGTATGTCGATGTCGGACGGGAAGAGCAGTGGTACGTCGCCCCGGTAGCTGGTTCGCCCGGTGGATTCGATCAGGCTGCGTTCGATGCGGCCATGAAGACATTCCAGGGTCAGCAGACGGGTGTGTCGGATGCCAAGACCGCCCGCGAGGCCCTATACAAGGACGTCGGAGACGCGACGACCGGCGTGGCAACGCGCGATCTTGATCGGCAGTTCACGCAGGCCAGCCGGCAGAACCTGTTCGGCCTGGCGCGTGCCGGGCTGCTGGGCGGGTCGGTGGACGCTGAATCCGGCGGTGATCTGCAGGCGCGGTACGGTGAAGGGAAGGTGCGTGCAACCAATGCAGGACTTGGCGCAGCATCGGACCTGCGATCGGTGGACGAGAAGACCCGGCAGAACCTGATCTCACTGGCCCAGTCGGGGATCGACACCGGCACCGCGGCGAGCCTTGCAGCAGGGCAGATGGCCAGTGCAGCAGACACGGCCAAGGCCAACAGTGCAGGGGCGTCGGTGGGTCGGCTGTTCGATGACATGGGGGAGGCATACCTGGCGAACCGGGTGAACACCGCCCGGTATCCCAATGGACTGCCACAGCAGTCGTCGGGGAGCAGCTTCTTCGGCAACCTTTTTACCGGCAAGCGAAACGTCGGCACGACGACGTAAGGGGGCGGCATGTTCGATCCAATCAGTATTGGCGCGATGCTCCTGAGCGCGGCGCTGCAGGCGAAGACGCAAAGCGATGCAGCGGCACGCCAGAAGCGCATGGCAGTGGAGTCCCAGCAACGCGCCCTGGCCAGCCAGAACCAGGCGACCGACGCGGCAATGAAGCGCGCGCAAGAGTTCGACCCGACGGTGCGCAAGCAGAATCAGGACGAGGTCACGCAGGACCTGACGCAGCAACTCGAGCAGTCGGTGCCATCCAAGCCGATCACGGCGCAGGGCGTGGAGGTCGGCGCGACGATCCCCGGCGGGACGGCGGACTACCTGACGTCCAAGGCCCGGGAAACGGCCAAGGCGGCCGAGTCGAGCCGGCAACTGGCGGCGCTATTCGGGCGCATCGGCGGGGCGCAGCAGCTTCGCCGCAACGAGGCGGTCGGGTTCGGCGACACGGCCGGGGAGATCGGCCGCATCCAGACCGGCGCGAACAACATGGGGAACATCGACCAGATCGGCATCAAGGCGGCGGGTCAGCCGAGCCTGGGCGGCATGCTGGTCAGTTCCGCGCTGGGCGCCTACGGCATGGGGCGTGCGAGCCTACCGGGCGTGGCCAAGCCAAAGCCAGATCCAACGCGATTCGATGGGCCGCTCGGCGGTTGGCTCGGCACTGGTTTTCAGTGAGGACGACATGCGGTTTCGAGTTCCAAACACGGGCGGGCAGCAGGCGGCAGACGGCATCGGGAATTTCTTCCGTGCGATGGCCATGGCGCCACTGCACGAAGCCCAAGCCGCCGAGGAAGCGCAGACAGCGGGCATGAAGCGCGACCTGATCGGCGCGCAGACTGAGCGTGAGCGGGCGAACATCGGCAAGGTGCTCGCCGAAGCTGCCATCAAGCAGCAGGAAGCCAAGACGCTCGAAGGTCGACCGGACATCCTGAACCTGATGGGCGCCACCCGGGCGGGTATGTCGGTGCCCGAGTTCCAGGCAGGGATCAACGAGCGCAAATACGGAGCGCCTGCGGTCGGGCCTGCGTTGCTGCCGCAACCGATCGAGGGGGTTGGGCCGAGCGGTCGGACTGCGGCGTTTGACGATGCGATCCTGACGCTGTTCGGGCCGGCGATGGCGACCCCTGCGGACAAAACGAACTGGGACCAGATCGCCAACGCGCGCGGCGAGTACCGCAATCAGGCGCTGGGTGACTCTGTGCTGTCCGGGCAGGTTGATTCAGGTAGGGCGGGTGCGGCACAGGCGGCGGTCGCCGGCAAGCCCATGATCAACAATATCGGCAACACCGGGGCGGGGTTCAACGTCTTCACCGGCCAGGGGCAATCGCTAAATCCGGGCATGGAAGTTCTGTTCGGAGATCAGGGACGCGCTGGTATCGCATTGGACCAAGCCAGGGCTGGCGCGTCGATCGCGCAGGCTGGTGCCTCGAAAGCATCTGCCGCCAATAGTTACGCTGCCGCAGGCCAGCACCGAGCAGCGACGGACAAGATTCGGCGCGATATCGAACTTGGCGAAAAGGGGACGCTGCAGCAGACTGATCAAGGGTTGGCATTGGTCAACCCGAGAACTGGAACGGCAACGCTGGTAACCGGACCTGGCGGCAAGCCATTCGGAAACTCTGTGATGGCGGGCTACACCAAGATGACCGAGGGCCAGGCAAAGGCAAATTTGTTCGGCCAACGGATGGCAGAGTCGAATCGCATTCTTGATGACATGGCGGCGCGCGGCACATCCAAGCCAGGGCAGATTAAGCGGGCGGCAGACGCTGTACCTCTGATTGGCGCAGGGCTTGGAACCATCGTGAATTCGTTGCCAACATGGATGGGCGCCCCAAATTCTGATCAGCAACAAGTAGAGCAGGCGCAGCGCGATTTCGTGAACGCGGTTTTGCGTCGTGAGTCTGGCGCCGTGATCTCTGAAGGCGAGTTCACCAACGCTGCGCAGCAGTATTTCCCACAACCAGGTGATGCACCCGCTGTGATCGAGCAGAAACGCCGCAACCGACAGCGCGCCACCGAATTGATGCTGATGGAGGTCCCTGATGCCGTGAGGGCGCGTGGCGCTGCGCCCATAGCTGCACAGCCGCAGCAATCACAGAGCGGCGATGGCTACACCGGTTCATGGGGGGCGCCTGCAGCCCCTGGGCGTACTGTCACTGTGGATTATTGAGCCATGCCGTACTCGATCACCACTCGCGACGGCATCACGATCCAGAACATCCCGGATGAAGTGCCGGCCGATCACCCAAGCCTCAAGGATCGAGTGTCGAAGATCCGCGGACAGTCGCAATCACCGGTCCCCGCCGGAACGGTGGCGCCTGACTTGGATGCGCCGACAAGCGGGATCGTCATGGGGGTGCGTGATCCCGTCGACGCGGGAGCGCAGATGTTGCGCCGGATTGTCCCGGAGCGTATCGCAGGCGCCATCGACTCTGCTGGCAATTGGCTCGCATCCAAGGGTTTGCCCGTTGCGCCATCTTCTGGCGTCCAAGGCGTGGACAACATCGTCAAGGCGACGAATGC